AAATTTGCAGCTCGATCTCATGCCGTGGCAGGTGAACGCGTTGTCGGGGCAACTTTTGCACGATGAGCAAGGTCGGTTGGTGTTTCGTGAGTCGCTTGTTAGTACCGCTAGACAACAAGGTAAATCGGTGGCGCTTAGGGCGCTTATCGGGTGGTGGCTAACGGAATACACCGCGACGGTAGGCGCATCGCAAACGGTGTTGTCGGTGGCAAACAAACTTGACCGCGCCGAGGCGATCTTTAATGATTTAGCGTTCATGTTGCGTGACCGGTACGACGGCAAATTGTTGCAGGCGATCGGCCGTAAATCTGTGACTCTACCTAACGGGTCTCGTTGGGAAATCCGTGCGGCGTCACCGTCGCTTCACGGCGGGTCATACGATCTCATTGTTGTCGACGAGCTGTGGAACATTAGTGCCGCGGTGCTAGACGACGCTCTCCGACCATCGCAAATTGCACGGCCTAACCCGTTGTTGTCTATGTGGTCAACCGCTGGCGACGAAGGCTCAACGTCAATGATCCAGTACCGTGAAAACGCGTTAGCAGAAATAGACCGCGACGAACGTGGATACTCCTACTTTGCCGAGTGGTCAATGCCGCCTAATTGTGATTCCCGGGACGAGGCATCGTGGGCGTGGGCTAACCCGGCGCTTGGGCGCACCGTCACCTATGAAGCGTTGCGGGTGGCGTCAAAAAAAGACTCGTTCGCTCGTGCGCATCTCAATCTGTGGCAGGCGTCGCGGGGCGCTTGGTTGGCACCGCATGAGTGGGACGACTGGAAAACGACCGATGCGATGCCGGTTGGTGGTGTGCTTGCGGTGGACTCATCGGTCGACGATGCCCGCTATGTCGGGGTTCGATCCACAGTCAAAGATGGCCGCATACATGTCTACGCCGAGTTTGTGGTTGACAATGAAGATGCTATGTGGTCAGAAATTGAACGCGTCATGACCGACAAAAACGTCCGCCTAGCGATCACACCCACGCTTGAATTGCATCTTCCTACCCGGTATTCGTCGCGGTACACACTTGTCGGCTACGGCGAACTATTGAAATACACAGCGCTGGCTCGGGCCATGATCCTCGAAGGCAAGGTATGCCATTACGGGCAACGCAACCTTGACGAACACATGTACCGCGCGGTCATGAAAAAAACCGCGCAAGGCGCAGTGTTGTCGTCGCAAGCATCACCCGGCCCAATCGAACTAGCACGATGCTCAGTGTGGGCAATTGCGTTAGTGTCACGCCCGGTTAATTCTCAAAAACCTGTGTTCGTTGTCGCGAAGTAACGTAAAGTGTGGTAGGCGTCTGCCTATGATCGTCGGGACATAGGTAGCCGCCACTAATCGAGGGACAATGGCAATCTTTACGCGTAAAGAAACAAAAGCACAACTAGCGTCACCGCCCGTCGCTAAAGCAGCCGCAGCCGGTACCGGATACTCCAACAACTTTGCGGTATCCATGATCGGCCAGTACTACTCATACCAAGAAGGCGAAGCACGCAACCGCGCTATGCAAGTGCCCGCAATAAGCCGTGCCCGCGATCTTCACGCATCGGTTATTGCGGCGATGCCGTTAAAAATGTACCGCGAGTTATGGAACGAAACCGAACGCGAAATCGAATACGAGGACATTGCACCGCGATCATGGCTACGCCGACCCGATCCACAAATCACCTATGAGACGCTTATGGCGTGGACGTTCGACGACTTGTTCTTTTTTGGTCGCGCGTTTTGGTACATCACGTCCCGCACCGCTGACGGCTACCCCGCATCGTTCACGCGTTTGCCGTCCGGGTCGATCACGACCGAGGATCAGGTCGGCCCCGTGTGGTACGCCCCGTCAAACGAGGTTTACTTTCAAGGCGGGAAACTCGACTCGGCTAATTTGGTACAATTCATTAGCCCGTTACAGGGCGTGATTTATTCAAGCGAGCAAGCGATCGCTACCGCATTAAAAATCGAGGACGCCCGCTACAGGAACGCCAACACGGCGATCCCGTCCGGCATTTTAAAGCAGACAGGCGGCGAGCCGTTGTCGGCACAGGAGTTAGCCGATCTCGCGGCGGCCTTCAACGCAGCTCGACAAACAAACCAAACAGCGGCGTTAAACGAATACTTATCGTACGAAGCGACGACCGCGACCCCCGATAAAATGCTGCTCATTGAGTCGGCGCAATTTTCGGCGTTACAAATGGCGCAAATTTGCAACATACCGCCTTACCTTTTGGGCGTGCCAACCGGGTCATACGCCTACACAAATTCGCGTGAGTCCAGGTGGGACTTGTGGCTGTATGGCACCAAAACCTACGCCGAGTGCATTTCGTCCACGTTGTCGAGCAATGCCGTTCTCCCTAACGGCACCTACGTCGAGTTCGATACCGACGAATACCTTGGCGAGATCGACGACGCCGACATGAACCGCAACATGGAAATAACAGAACCCGAAACTGGAGAAAACCGAGCATGATCAGATTTACTGCCCACAACGTCACCGTCGACGCAGCCGCCGGAGACACACCAAGCCGCACCATCACGGGAATCGCGGTGCCATACAACGAAACCGCGGTTGTATCCGACGGCCAAAAGGTACGTTTCAACGCTGGCGCATTACCCGTTGACGGTAAAGCACCAAAACTGTTTATGTACCACGACTCATCGCAACCCGTGGGCCTTGTCACCGAACGCGTCGACACTTCCGACGGCATGTTGTTTAGCGCCAAGATTAGCGCTACCGCAGCCGGTGACGAAGCAGCAAGCGCCACAACTCCCGACGACACAACCGAACCCACGCCAACCGTCGAGGAGACAACACAAGTGGACACCAACCCAATCGAAACAGTCGTAGAGGCCGCGGCAATTCCAACCGCACCACTTCCCGCACAACCAAAGCGCAAATTTAATTTGCCAACACCCGGCGAATACATGGCCGCAATGCACATCGGCGGCGAAACATTTGCAAACGTTGCAGCAGCAGCACGCGATTTCATGCTTGACAAACAATCCGCATTGCAAGCAGCAGCCGGTGACGTACTCACCACCGACACACCCGGTTTATTGCCTGTACCAGTCGTAGCACCAGTGTTCGACGATCTCAACTACATTCGCCCAGTTGTCGCAGCAGTCGGCGCGCGCGCTATGCCAGACGGCGGATCACAAAAAACATTTATCCGCCCAACATGGACAACTCACCCAAGCGTCGCGGCACAAGGCACCGAACTCACCGCAGTATCGGCAACAACGCCAGTTATTGCCTCGAACGTGGTTTCTAAGACCACTTTGGCTGGACAAGTCACGCTCTCCTCTCAGGACGTGGACTTTACGAGCCCCGGTGCTATGGATATCATCTTGCGTGATCTTGTTGGCCAATACATGTTGGCATCAGACAACGTGTGCGCCGACGCACTTGTAACTGGTTCAACCGCATCAGGCGCAACATGGACCGTTACAAACAACGACCCAACATCGTTGTTTAACTCGCTGTACACCGCGGCCTACAACATTCTCGTTGCAACCAACTTTTTGCCTGACACTATTTTTGTTGATCCGAACGTATGGTTGTACATGGGCAAACAAACCGACGGCGACAAACGCAACGTATTCCCATACGCAGGCGCAGCCGGTCTCATGGGGGTCAACGCAGCAGGTACCGCAAACATCACACAACTGAACACATTTAACCCATTCGGACTCAACCTCGTTGCCGACCGCAACTTCGCGGCGTCAACGCTTGTCGTGGGTCGTGCATCAGCGGTTGAGTTCTATGAGCAAGTACGCGGCATCATGTCCGTCGAAGTACCAGCAACACTCGGACGCACAATGTCCTACTACGGATACGTCGCCACGTTCATTGCTGACTCGACAATGTTGCAAAAAATCACCATTGCTTAACGAATAGAGGTTGGCTATGGCGGTGTACACCGTTATTGCACATCAAAGGCTCGACGACTACGCCGTTGTACAAACCTTGACCGATACACCGATCGAACCCGGCCAGTCAATCACGCTGGCCGGGCTAGGTCATACCCTAAACGGTTCGCATATCGTTTTGTTTTGCCCGCAATACCGTTTTACAGGTGTTGACTCCAACGGCGAATGGCTATACGACGTCACACAACCCGAACAAAACCAGTTACTGTTTTACGACGTCGGTGATGATCTTCAATGGTCGAC